CATCATTCGCTAGTATAATTGGCGATGTTATCTTACATGAAGGTAATGCCAATATCGAAAGAACGGATGGTGAAGATGTTGATGCCGAAAAAGATTTAGATATATTTCAGTATGATACTGTTAAGACAGGTAAAGGTAAAGTTGCAATTGGTTTTATTGATGACACACGAGTAGATGTTACTCAACATTCTAAACTTATCATTGACGAGTTTGTCTACGACCCAAATACAAAGACAGGTTCTCTATCACTCAAAGCGGCTCTCGGCACAGTACGATATGCTTCTGGTCAGATTGCAAAAACAAGCCCAACAAATGTACAGATAAAAACACCGACTGCTACAATCGGTGTTCGTGGTACAGATTTCTCAATGACGATAGACGAAGTGGGTAGTTCTACTATCATTCTATTGCCATCATGTGATACAAATGGCAACTGTTTCGTAGGCGAAATATCAGTTGAGTCTGATGCAGGCATGGTAATAATGAATCAGGCGTTTCAGGCGACGGTTGTAGACACTATTTCAAGCAGACCACTAAAACCAGTCATTGTAGACCTAGAAGAATCGTTAATCAACAACCTACTCATCATATCTAAACCTAGAGAGATTAAAGAAGCAATAGCAACCCAAGAACTAAACAAGGTTGCGACTGCGCTTGATATAGACTTTCTAAAGTTTGAAGAATTAGAAGTAGACTACTTAGAAATAGAAGAAGATGAATATGTGTCTATGCTTGATACAGATTTCTTAGACCAGAACTTTTTGGCTGATATTCTTGAGCAACTGAATCGTCAGTTGGCGTTACAGATGCGTTCTGAATTTGATAAGAAGAAAGGGGCATATGATTTTACATTGGGTAAAGATAAAGACACAGGTATCACAATACTAGACCAAGAACCACAATGGTACTGGCATAGAGAAGCTGCAAGTGGTAGTGTTGTTGAATTATTACTTGAACAAGAAAACAGTTACATAATGAATATACAAATGGGCGATTTTGAACTGATAGATTTTGAACTAGGAGGCATAGAAAGTGAAATCACTATTATTCAAAGTCAGTAGTATATTAGTTATGTTAATATTGTATATTCCAGTATTTTTTATGGCTGCATCTGTATTTGCTAATAACGAAATATATATCACACAAGTTGGTACGAGTAATAACTTTACATTAGATATAACCCAAGACGGTGATGATAATGTAGTACAACTTTCTGTATCACACGACAACAACACAATTGACATTGACCAAGAAGGAAATAATAATACAGTTAGTTGGGTTTCATATTGGGGTTCTGGTCAAGGCTGGGGTGGTGACTTAGATGGTTCAGGTAATACTTTAAAGTTTGAACAATACAATACCACAGGGTCAGATGCAAACAGAATAGGATTTCATATTAATACTAATGACAATACTGTTCATATTTGTCAGGGCAAAACATTTGATGATTCTACAGACACAACATGTGAAGCAACATCAACATCTGAATATGGTGGACATACAGTCAACTTAGACTTACATTCAGGCGACACAAACTTAAAAGGCTCACAAGAAACAGATACAGGCAATGCAGACCATTATGCACAAATCTACACATATGGTGGAGATAATAATGATATATTTTTTAAACAATCAGGCAATGGCAATAAAACACTTAATCTTACAGTAAGAACTGATAATGGTGAGCAAGAAGTTATTCAAGCAGGAAGCGGTACTCATACAGCAACTGTAGATTTAACAGGTGCATATACAACAGACTTATCTCTTACACAAAATAGTGGTACTAATCAATCATATACATTAACAAATAACTGCCAGACATCATCTGGTTGTGCAGTATCAGTTACACAGGAATAATATGAATAGAAAAACGCTAGAACTATTATTAGTCAACTACACTAACATAAATAACGGATTGAGAACGCCTTGTACTGAGAAGTCAAAGTTTGAAAAGTTGATTAAAGATATAGAACTAAAAATAAAACAACTGCCTAGAGAAGTGCTATATCCTGATGGCATGACAGCACTAGAATTTGCTCACAAACTAGCTGCTGACGCCAACACTAAATAGTACTATGAAGAAAATATTATCACACTGGTCTATAGCATTCGTTACACTTATAGTTTTGACTTATATAGGATTTCAGGATCCGTGGGTCAAAGAAATACTACGACTCAAATCATTTGACTATGTACTACAGAACGAAGTAAAGACACCTTCTGAAGCAGTATCAATAGTTACCATAGATGAACAGGCAATCGAAAAGTACGGTCAATGGCCGTGGAAACGAGATGTTCTTGCACAACTCATATTTGATTTAAGAAATGCACAAACAGGCATTATTGTGATGCCATTATTGTTTAGTGAAGAAGATAGAATGGGTGGCGATGATGTGTTCTGTGAGGCACTAGGGTACGGTACAGTCATTGCACAAACAGGCACGACACAAAAGACCACAAGTAATGCAGTACCACGAGGCGTTGCAAAGATAGGCGACCCACTACCATATCTGTTTGAATGGCCAGGCATGGTCGGACCTCTACCTAAACTTGCAGAGTGTACATCTGGTGTGGGCGTCATCAATACTGCACCTGAGATTGATGGTGTTGTAAGACGAGTGCCACTACTAATGAAGATAGGCGAAGAAGTCTACCCGAACATGGCAATCGAAACAATACGAGTTGCAGTCGGTGACCCGTCATATCAGGTCAAGGCAGACGAATCAGGCATCATTGCAATGAGAGTGCCTGCATATGCAACAATCAACACAGACACAAATGCGAGAGTCTGGGTACGATGGAATAAAGAATTTAAGACAATCTCTGCCAGTGCAGAGAACTTTGACGAACTTGCAGGAACGACAGTCATTATTGCCATGACGGCAGAAGGACTAGGTGGTGTCGTTGCAACACCAACTGGCGAACAGTATGACTATGTTATATCTGCACAAACACTACAGACGATACTTGATGGTGAAACAATCAAACGATATGATGAACTATTAGAACTACTCGCAGGACTTCTATTAGGCATTGCAATCATATTGATAACGAGATTTCTGCCATACTGGGTAATCGGTCTGTCATTGATTGGTATCTTCGGTTCTGGCGTATATTATTTCCAACACATGTTTACGACACAACTGGTTCTAGTAGACATTACATGGGCATTATTGACATTCTTTATCGTAGGGTTTCATTCTACATTCAATCGATTCATACTAGAATTTAGACTCAAACAACAAATTAAGAAACAGTTTGAACACTATCTTGACCCACGACAAGTTGCGGCTCTACAGAAGAATCCTGACTTATTGAAACTAGGTGGTGATAGACGAGAGATGTCATTTCTGTTTATGGATATTATCGGGTTCACACCTATATCAGAATTCTATAAGAACAAAGACGACCCCGAAGGTCTAGTAGTGTTAGTCAATGAATTCTTAGACGAGATGACGACTATAATACTAAACAATGGTGGTATGGTTGACAAGTTTATGGGCGACTGTATCATGGCAGTATTCAACGCACCAGTTGATATGCCTAATCATGCTGAAATGGCAGTCAAAAGTGCAATAGAGATAGAAGCAAAGACACTAGAACTCAAGGCACGATACAAAGAACGAGGTCTACCTGATATCAATGTAGGCACAGGCGTGAATACAGGCACAGCGATTGTAGGTAACATGGGTAGTACAACACGATTTGACTTCTCAGTTATCGGCGATGCAGTTAATCTGGCTGCACGACTAGAGGCAACGGCAGGCAGAGGCGATTTCAAAGATTCGCCTACACTATATTCTAGTTACACGATGGAACAACTCGAAAATATTCAGTCAGTTGAAGTAGATAAAATCAAAGTTAAGGGTAAAGAAGAACTAATAACTATCTACAAACCTGTATAAATAGTAGCATGGCAAAAACAGTATTTGACAAAATTCTTGATACAACAACGGGTCCCAAATCATATGATTGGTATCAGAAGCAGGTTAAATCTATGACTGTGCCTGGTGCAAGGGCGTTAATCAATCAAGGCAAGGCAACATTACGACCTAAGTATGGCGTGATGAATCTATTTGCATACGACCCAAAACACAAGGCAACATTACCATTTTATGATAAGTTTCCACTCATCATGCCCCTACAGGCTGCAAAGGGTGGGTTCTACGGACTGAACTTTCACTATCTGCCTATGGCACAGAGAGTTACATTTCTAAGGCAACTATCTAAGTATGCAAGTGATAAGAATTTTGATAGAAACACACGATATAATTTAACAGGTGGCATAGAGAACAATAGATTCTTCAGATTGTGTATAAAACATTATCTGTTTAGTCAAGTTAGGTCATCATTTTTAAACATTCCGCCAAACGAAATGGCAATCGGTATATTTTTACCAGTTGCACGATTCAAAGGCGGCACATTCGGTAACAGATAGATATGGCAACTTTCGACCAAGCAACAGGCAAAACAGGACTTCAAGAGTTTATCGCATCAATGAATCATTCAAAAGGATTTGCCAGACTTTCAAGGTATGCGGTTGTTATAACACCACCAGGAAATCTTGAAAATCTAGCGAATATAGCAGGTGAAGGTGTAAGACAAACAGTCGGCAACACCAATACAGAAACTGGCCAGGCTGATGAACACAACAATATATTTCGATTTCAGTCCCTAGGCAAACAAGTTACCCGACAACTAACCCTACATTGCAATTCTATTTCAATGCCTGGTCATGATTTACAGGCACAAGATATGCAACACGGTTCTGCTCCAGGCAGACAGATAGTTCAATCTCACGACTATGCAGGAACTATCGCTGCTTCATTTTACTTAGATAGTCATTTAAGAGAAAGACACTACTTTGAAAAATGGCAGAAAATGGCAGTTAGTACAACAACACATAAAGCAAATTACTATAATGACTATATCGGCTCAATGGAGATATATCAATTAGATGTTAATAATGAAGTTACATATGGTA